CATAACTTATTGTTCCAAATGATGAAATTTCTCCGCAAAGAATTTTAGGTGGATTTTAGAAGGCTGATTTTTAAGGGCTGTTCACATTTCTTACTGAATAATGACTGAGGTGAATAATGGCTGGTCGGCATAGACAACCCACTTCAATTCTCGAAGCAAGAGGTACATTTAAGCATGATAAGTGGCGGGAACGTCCTTTTGAGCCAGATACGGGGTTGGGGGTGGGTCCACCACCGATGCACCTACCGTTGAAGGTGCGTAAAATATGGAATGAAACACTTGAAAACTGTGCTCCAGGGGTGTTCCAGTCTAGTGATAAGGGGGTTCTAGAAGCATACTGTAAATCGTTCCATAGGTTCCGCACCGAAGAGGAATTGGATCTCAATCTGATCGACAGGCTTTTGCGGTTCTGGATGCAGTTTGGTATGACTCCAGCCGCGCGTTCTCAGATCATTGTCAAGAAGATGCAGGCCCAACGTGAAGAAGAACCAATCAAGCAAGGTCTCAAGAAATTCGTTGCCTGACGCAGTAACTGAGTACGCTCAGTCTGTCGTCAACGGCACAATTTTGGCGGGACCACACGTCCGTGACGCGTGCAAACGTCATCTGCGTGATTTAATAAATGGCCCAGACCGGGGTCTGCGCTGGGACCCCGCCGCAGCACAGTTAACGTTCGAGTTCTATGAGGAAGTGCTCTGCCTAAATGGCGGAGAGTTCGAAGGTAAGCCTTTCCAGCTCGAACCATCACAGAAATTCATCATCGGCTCACTTTTTGGCTGGTTTAACACTGATGATGGCTCCCGGCGCTTCCGGGTTGCGTACATAGAGGAAGGTAAAGGCAACGGCAAGTCGCCATTGGTAGCCGGCATTGGCCTTAAAATGTTGGTGGCCGACAAAGAGCCGCGTGCTGAAATCTACGCCGTGGCAACAAAGCGCGACCAAGCACAAGTGCTCTTTCGTGATGCGGTAGCGATGAAGCAGTTGTCGCCGCTCCTTGATGGTCCGCTCAAAACCACAGGTGGCCGTGGTCGTGAGTGGAACATTTCCTTTGAGCAAACGGGCTCATTCTTCCGCACGCTGGCTAGCGATGATGCGCAGTCCGGCCCGCGTCCGCATTGTGCTCTGATCGATGAGGTGCACGAACACAAGACCGGCCTGATGGTGGAAATGATGCGGGCGGGTGTAAAGGGCCGTCGGCAGGCGATGATTGTGATGATTACCAACAGCGGCACCGATAAGGAGTCGGTTTGCTGGCAATATCACGAGTATGCCGCCAATATTTGCTCTGGTATTTTGGAAGATGATGCCTTCTTTGGCTATGTCTGCGCACTGGATGAGAAGGACGAGCCGTTTGAGGATGAGGCGTGCTGGGTTAAGGCCAATCCGCTGTTGGGCGTTTCCATTAAGCGACGCTATCTGCAAGACCAGATTCGGGAAGCGCGTGGGATGCCCAGCAAGGAAGCCCGCGTGCGGCGGCTTAACTTCTGTCAATGGACAGAGGCCACAGACCCACTGTTCAGCCCTGATCTAATTAAGGCCACGCAAGAAGAATACGACGAAGAGCTTCTGCTGGGCAGAAAGTGCTATGGCGGCTTAGACCTTTCCAGCACGTCAGACCTTACAGCGTTTGTTCTGCTCTTCGCGCCGAATGATCAGGACGATAAATGGAGGCAAAAGGCCTGGTTTTGGCTCCCGCAGGCCACATTGGATAACAAGGAGCGCCTCAAGAAATATCCAATCCATATGCCGGTTTGGCGCGCGGCTGGCTGGATTGAGACTACGCGCGGCGCGGCAATCAGCAAACTGCACGTGCTTAAGCGGTTGGTGGAGTGCCACGAGAAGTTTGCCATTCAGTCAATCGCATATGATCGCTGGCGTATTGAGGACCTGAAGATACTGATGTCTGATGCCGGTGCGAAGTTGCCTCTTGAGCCGTATGGCCAAGGGTTTAAGGATATGGCACCGGCGGTGGACGAGTACGAACGGCTCCTCATTTCTGATGAGCTGCGGCATGATGGCAATCCTGTCATGACGTGGAATATGTCTTGCGTTGTGGTAGAAACCGACCCAGCAGGCAACCGTAAGCCGACCAAGGAGCGTTCTACTGGGCGCATTGACGGTGCGGTAGCTGCTATTATGGCTGCTGGTCGCAGTAAACCCAAGCCGGAACCGAAGTACCAAACTCTGTTTCTTGGAAGTGAGAGTAAAAAATGAGTGTTCTGACTGGCAATCAACTTGGCACCTTGCTCGGAAAAGCCTTGGATCTGGATTTGAAGTTGGTTCGAAGCATTACCGTGCATTGCAACACAGGTGATCTGGCTGTGGTGACTGTTGAGCGTTTGGTGCGCGGCGTTGATGCAGACAGACTAAATGCCGTGCTAGAGCAATATGAGCTTTCACCTAAAGTTGACGGCAATGCCAACAAATCCTAATCCGTGTCCTAGCTATAAACCCCCTCCACCTCCACCACCTCCAAAAATGAGCTTCAACGGCATTGGTTACTTGGCACCCCTTTCCAGGAGTTTCGCTATGCGACCGCGTTGCGCTTACTGCGGTCGCTCCGCATCAGTAGATGGCAACTGTCCCGGTTGCGGTGCTCCACTGGAGCCACCTGCCCAATACATCGACGTTACCTGTCTCGCCTCAACGCAGCGTGAGTATGTACCTGTAATTCCGCAGCCCGAAGTGAAGGAGTAAGCAATGGAAACACGTGCGTGGTCTACCTTAACCATCAAATCGTTTGATGAGAATAAGCGAACGTTCACCGGCATAGCGACCACGCCGGTCACCGATCGACAGGAAGATATTGTTGATCCAAAGGGTGGCATTTTCACGTTGCCTCTTTCGTTTTTGTATCATCACGATAGCAAGCAACCAATTGGATTGATTACTAAAGCACTGGTTACCAGTGCTGGCATTCAGATCGAAGGCTATGTTGAGCGAGTAGAGGCTCCGGCAACGTTGAAAGAGCGATTTGATGTTGCGTGGACGGAGATGAAGCTTGGCATTTTGCGCGGCCTTTCGGTTGGATTTAAGGCGCTCGAGGTGGAACGCATTAAGGATTCGTTTGGGTATCACATCAAGAAGTGGAATTGGTTTGAACTGTCGGCGGTAACAATTCCTGCCAATCAGGAAGCCACGATTTTAACCGTTAAGTCTATGGACGAAATGCAGATGCGCTCCGCGTCAGGAGCTATGCATCATAGCAACGTCCAACCATCTCCGGGCGTCGCCGGCAAATCTGGAAGAGGGAATCAAATGAAGACGTTACAGGAAGAGATTCAAGATGCTGCGAACAAGCGGGCGTCGAACATGGCGCGTGCTGAAGAGATTTCCAGCGCGACGCAAGGCGGTACGATGGATGAGGCTCAGCAAGAAGAGTATGACACTCTGATTTCTGAGATCAAGTCCATTGACAAGGACATTGTTCGCAAAAAGGAACTGCAAGTCCTGAAGGCGACGGAAGCTGTTCCGATTACGCCCGCGGCAGTAGCGACGCCAGTGGCCGCTGCGGAAACGCGGAATACTCCGGTGGCACCTACGCCGCGCGTGGAATGGGGTAAGTCTCGGCTGGCCAAAGGGATGGGCTTTACGCGCCTGTCGATTTGTCTGGCAAAGGCCAAGGGTGACAGCGCTCTGGCGATGGAATATGCCAAGGGCTATCGGGATACGCCGGAAGTGGAGCAGGCCGTGCGAGCCGCGATTTATGCTAAGGCGGCTGTTGCGGCAGGCACCACAACCGACACAACTTGGGCTGCTCCTCTGGTAGTTTACCAGAGTCTTGCGTCAGAGTATGTGGAGCTGCTGCGCCCTGCGACGATCATCGGGAAGATTCCGGGGATCCGCAATGTGCCGTTCAATGTTAGCATTCCGCGCACAACTGCAGGCACGACATCACAGTGGGTGGGTGAAGATGATCCTAAGCCAGTTTCGCGCATGTCGCTGGAAACGATCACCCTTGGCCACAACAAGATCGCGACCATTGTCGTGCTGTCGGAAGAACTGGTGCAAGACTCCTCGCCTGCTGCGGAGGGGCTTGTTCAGGCTGACATGCTGGCGTCGATTGCGGCATACAGCGACGCGCAGTTCATCGACCCAACGGTTGCCGCGTCTGGCACTATCCGTCCGGCGTCGATTACCAATGGCCTGACGACCCACAACATGACTGGTACTGCTGTTGCCAACGTTATCACCGACATGCAAACGCTGATGGGTGATCTCGTGGCTGCGAATATTCCGTTTACTGACGTTGTTTGGGTGATGCATCCGCGCTCGGCACTGTATCTAAGCGGGCTGCTGTCGCCGCTGGGTACTGCGCAATTCCCGGGCATTAACGTCAATGGTGGAACGTTCTTTGGTTTCCCGGTGATTACCAGCGCATCTGTTCCGATTGACACTGGTGCTGATACTTACATTATCCTGATTGCTGGGTCTGAGATTCTGCTTGCAGAGTCTGGCATGATGGTTGATGTATCGCGGGAAGCCAGTGTGCAGATGGACAGCGCACCAAGCGATTCTGCAGCGAGTCTGATTAGCTTGTGGCAGAAGAACCTTGTTGGGCTGCGTGCGGAACGGCGCATCAGCTATCGCCGTCGGCGTGATGCTGGTGTAAGCGTTCTGAAAGCAGTTAGCTACTGAGGACCATGATGAGCACCGAAAAGACGGTGCGCCTAACAGCAACCGTGCGTCAGATTTATGGCTTACGGTTGCTGCTTCCAGGCGATGAATTTTCTGTAAACGAGAGGGTCGCAAAGGCACTAGTGCGTATGCATTTTGCTGCACCAGTTGCTGAAGAAGAAGAAAAACCCAAACGTCGGCAATACCAACGTCGTGATATGACAGCAGAAGGTACTGAATGAACTTGCTCGGATATCAAATCACGAAGGCGGCACCGCCAACAGCCACGCCTGTGCCATCACCATCACGAAGCAGGACGCTTTTCCAGACTGTTCGGGAAAGTTTCACTGGTGCTTGGCAAAGGAATGTGGAGGTGGAATCAACAGAGAATTTGTTGGCGTTCTCTGCTGTTTATTCCTGTATATCGTTGATTTCTGATGATATCAGCAAATTACGCATTAAGCTGGTAGCGCAGGATGATGATAATATTTGGAATGAAATTGATGGGTTTTCGCCTTACAATGCGGTGCTGATAAAGCCGAACAGATTTCAAACGCGCATTCAGTTTTTGTCGCAATGGATTACATCCAAGCTTATGTATGGCAATACATACATACTTAAGGGCGATTATGATTTGCGCGGAATAGTTACTGGATTGTATATCCTCGATCCACGATTGGTGACTCCGCTTGTTGCTGATGATGGCAGTGTTTGGTATCAGCTGCGTCGTGACTACCTTACTGGAGTCAATAAGGATATTACAATTCCAGCAAGTGAGATCATTCATGATCGTGCTATTTGCCTATTTCACCCACTGATGGGTGTTTCTCCAATCTTTGCGTGTGGAATTACGACGACGCAAGGTCGTAAGATTCAGCAAAACAGCGCCAAATTCTTTGAAAACATGTCGAGGCCGTCTGGTCAGTTGACTGCGCCAGGTGAAATTAGCACATCAACGGCGGAAAGGCTGAAGCGGGAGTTTGAAGAGAATTTTAGCGGCGGCAACATTGGGCGCATGTTTGTTGGTGGTGATGGCCTTAAATACGAAGGCTTTACCATTCCGCCAGTAGAAGCTCAGATGATTGAGCAACTTGAATGGACGGTGCAAGACGTGGCGCGGTGCTTTCACGTGCCACTGCACAAGATTGGCGCAGGGCAAAATGTTACATTTTCCAATATTGCTGCGCTAAACCAAGACTACTATTCGCAAACGCTGCAAGTGCTGATCGAAGCGATTGAGTTGTTATTGGATGAAGGATTGGCAGTTCCAGCACCAATGGGCACGGAATTAGACTTGGAAGGATTGCTACGGATGGATCCGCTGGCCCGTGCTGAAGTGAATCAGAAGAATGTTACATCTGGTGTGTGGGCACCGAATGAAGCGAGATTGATTGACAATCTTAAGCCTGTCACAGGTGGCAATATACCGTTTATGCAAAAGCAAAATGTCCCAATCAGCATTTTGTACAAAACCCCAGTGGATGTGCCGCCGTCGCTACCTGCGCCCGCCGTTCCTGTCCCAGTTCCGGAGTTGGCTCCACCACCGACTACGGACAAGGCATTTGACATATTCATGGAAGATGTTGATGAATATGTTGGGTTACTGCGGAAGGGCTTAATTAAATCATGAGCGGCGAACTCAAGGCCATTGCTGAAAAGTCTGCTGAGATATTCAAGGAGTACCTGACGCAGGAATTGCTGCCGTTCCTTGATCGCTTTGAACAAATCGAGGGCAATGCCAAGCAGTTGCAATTGAATTTTGATGCGTTATCTCGCGAACCAGGCCCACAAGGTCCGCAAGGGGCAAAAGGCATAAATGGTGGATATGGTCCGCAAGGGCTGGCCGGACAAAAGGGCCTGGAAGGTCCGCAAGGCGCAAAAGGCATGGATGGTGGTGCTGGTGCGCAAGGCCCACAAGGTATCAAGGGATTAATTGGGGAACGTGGTCCGCAAGGCCCACAAGGCACTAAGGGCATAGATGGCGGCGCTGGCGCGCAGGGTCCACAAGGAGATAAGGGTTTAGATGGCGCTATTGGTGCGCAAGGCGCGCAAGGTTTGGAGGGCAGTGTTGGTGAACAAGGCCCGCAAGGCGACAAAGGTTTAGATGGTGGCATCGGTGCGCAAGGTCCGCAAGGAGATAAGGGTTTAGATGGACTCGCCGGTCCAGAAGGCGCAGCCGGTCCGCAAGGCGACAAAGGGCTGGATGGACTCGCCGGTCCAGAAGGCGCAGCCGGTCCGCAAGGTGATAAGGGTTTAGATGGCGGAATTGGCGCGCAAGGTGCTGTTGGGCCGCAAGGTGATAAAGGTTTGGATGGACTCGCCGGTCCGGAAGGTGCAGCAGGGCCACAAGGTGAGAAAGGGCTGGATGGCACTATTGGTCCGCAAGGTGAGGCCGGTGTTCAAGGCGATAGGGGTTTTGCTGGTGCACAAGGCGAGAAAGGTTTGGATGGATCTGCTGGCCCACAAGGCGTTGCTGGTCCGCAAGGGGTTAAAGGGCTGACTGGAGATGCCGGACTGCAAGGTAAAAGTGCTTATGAAATTGCTAAGTCTCATGGATTTGCTGGTAATGAATTGGATTGGTTACAATCATTTCGCGGTCCGCAAGGAGTGACAGGACAAAAGGGGGAGGATGGCAAGGATGCAGTTGAACTAAAGATTCTACGCCATATTGACCAGACGCGTAGTTATCCGCGTGGTACATATGCGTTACACGATGGGGCATTTGTTTACGCGGCGCGGATTACTGGTCCAGTTAAGTCTGGACAGCCAATCGAAGAGGCGGGCTGGGAAGTGCTGATCGATGGAGAATCTGACTTTGACATTGAGCAAGGTGAAGACTTGCGCACGTTTAAGATGATTCGAACGATGGCAAGCGGCCGCAAAATCGAGAAAAGCTTCAAGATTCCTGTTGTGCTGGATCGTGGTATTTGGAAACATGCGAAATATGAGCGTGGCGATGCAGTAACGCGGGATGGTTCGCAGTGGATTGCTCAGTGTGACACAGAAACAACACCTGGAGATTCGGCGCATTGGCGTCTGGCCATTAAGCGTGGTCGTGATGGTAAAGATACCACTAACGGCAGCAGCGCGAGGCGCTAATCAATGGTGCGACTACTCGCGCCGCAGGGTAGTTCCGGCTATGAAACAGCAGACGGAAAATTTTATCCTGCGCTGAATGGAATTGTTGAGGTCCCAGATGATTTGGTTCCTGAATTAGCGGAGGCTGGATACACATTTGCGCCGCCGCCAGCAGAGCCCACTGAGGTTGTTGTTAAAGAGTTGCAAATTGTTCGTGTTTTTGGTCCGCAAGGTCCGCAAGGTCCGCAAGGTGATATTGGTCCGGAAGGTATTCCTGGGCTAGATGGTAGTCGCGGATCACAGGGTGCGCAGGGTGCGCAGGGCGCAGCCATCAAAGGTGATCGCGGCCCACAAGGCTTAAAGGGCGAGACCGGGTCGCAAGGCTCTCCTGGAGCCATAGGTAATCCAGGCATAGGCGGAGGTCTCGGTCCGCAAGGTCCGCAAGGCCCAGCAGGAGGTCCGCAAGGTCCGCAAGGCTCTCCAGGAGCACAAGGCCCAGCCGGCGCTGATGGTCCAGCTGGTGGTCCGCAAGGTCCGCAGGGTGCAGCAGGGGTCTCCGGTAGTCAAGGACCACAGGGCTCAGCCGGTACTCAAGGGAGTCAAGGTGCCGCCGGAGCACAAGGCGCTGCTGGCGCGCAGGGCGCTGCCGGTATTCAGGGCGCTGCCGGTACTCAAGGTCCGCAAGGCGCGACCGGCGCTGGAACGCAAGGTGCCGCGGGAGCACAAGGCCAACAGGGCGCGGCCGGAGCACAGGGTCCACAAGGAGCGACCGGCGCTGGAACGCAAGGGGCTGCTGGAGCTCAAGGGCCACAAGGTGCTGCAGGTACGCAAGGGGCCGCGGGAGCACAAGGGCCAGCCGGTAGTGGCGCACAAGGCGCTGCGGGCGCACAAGGGCCACAAGGAGCAGCTGGGGCACAAGGCGCTGATGGGACCCAAGGTCCGCAAGGCGCGACCGGCGCTGGAACGCAAGGTCCGCAAGGTGCTGCAGGTACGCAAGGAACCCAAGGCAGTCAAGGCGTCACAGGATCAACTGGTACGCAGGGGCCACAGGGTGCAGCTGGTGGTACTGGTACGCAGGGGCCACAGGGTTTCCAGGGAACACAAGGCGCAATAGGTGTTCCAGGGATTGACGGGCTGGATGGGGCTCGTGGCGTGCAGGGCGTGCAAGGTAGTCAAGGCACGCAAGGGTTGCAAGGCGCTACCGGCGCAGGAACACAAGGTCCGCAAGGAGACCAAGGCGCACAAGGTACGGCAGGCTCCGCCGGTACGCAAGGACCACAAGGCAATCCAGGCACCCAAGGAAATCAGGGCGCGACTGGAGGGACAGGTTCCCAAGGAACACAGGGCGCGCAAGGCGCTACCGGTGCTGGAACACAAGGTCCGCAAGGGGACCAGGGTACGCAGGGTGCCACTGGCGCAGGTACGCAAGGCCCACAAGGTTTTCAGGGCGCGGCGGGCGGTGCCGGTACTCAGGGTCCGCAGGGCAATGCCGGAATTGACGGGCTGGAAGGTCCACAAGGTTTCCAAGGCACGCAAGGCACAGCAGGCGGGACTGGTACTCAGGGTCCGCAAGGCTTTCAAGGAACACCCGGGACGCAGGGGACGCAAGGCGTTGCCGGAATTGACGGGCTGGAAGGCTCACAGGGTTTTCAAGGTGTTGCTGGCGCTCAAGGTCCGCAAGGATTTCAAGGAACAGCAGGAACAGCAGGTGGCACTGGCACTCAAGGTCCACAGGGTTTTCAAGGCGCGGCTGGCGGTGTGGGTACACAAGGTACACAGGGCTTTCAAGGCACACAAGGTGTTGCAGGAATTGACGGCCTGGAAGGTTCACAGGGTTTTCAGGGTGTTACGGGTGCTCAAGGCCCACAGGGTTTTCAAGGAACGCAAGGAACGGCTGGTGGCACTGGCACTCAGGGTCCGCAGGGCGCAGCCGGAGGTACTGGAACACAAGGCTTTCAAGGCACACAGGGCAATGCAGGACTTGATGGGCTGGAAGGGTCACAGGGTTTTCAGGGCGCAGCGGGCGCTCAAGGTCCGCAAGGCGCAGCGGGCGGTACGGGAACACAAGGGCCACAAGGCGCAGCGGGCGGGGCTGGGACGCAAGGCTTTCAAGGTACACAAGGCAATGCAGGGCTTGATGGTCTGGAAGGTCCACAGGGTTTTCAGGGCACGCAAGGCTTTCAAGGAAACCAAGGGACGGCGGGCACGACTGGGACACAAGGTCCGCAAGGCTTTCAGGGCACACAGGGCACGACTGGCGCTGGAACGCAAGGTGTTCCTGGCCTAGATGGCATAGATGGAGCGCAAGGTCCGCAGGGTTCGCAAGGCGCAGCAGGCGCGGCCCCCAGTGGTACTGGATATGTGAGGGTCGTTGGTGGTGTAGTGCAGAGCCCAGCGAATAAGGATTTGGTAACTATTCGCACGGCGCAGTTTGATGGTGAGGTAGCGCTCGGGAATTTGGGCGCAGCCGAAACGCTGGACTTTTCGACTGGAGCGTTCCAGTATGGCACTTTGGACCAGAACTGTGCCATTACCGTCAACACGGGTAGCTTCCCGGGAATGGGACGTTACCAATTGCGGCTTATCAACAACGGCACTTTCACTGTGACGTGGGCAGGAACTGGCTATAGTGCGAGTCGCTGGATTGGTGCTACTTCTGCACCTGCCGTCAACACAGCAACTAATGGAGAGACGATTATTACTTTCTTTTGGAATACAACTAATGCAACCCAAGTGCTTGGCCGGGTAGGCGCAGTATAAATTTACCACAAGGAGAAAGCAATGTCGAAGTTCATCATCGGAGTGACCAAGGGAATAGCTAAGGTGTATCCCTATGGACAAGGCAGCGAAGTTTCTAAGGTGCTGAAAGAGAGCGAAGCGTTGCTGTGCCAGGTGCCGGTTGGAGACCATGTTGAGCCAGTTGCTACCGACCCAAATAAGCCAGTGGCTGCTGATCCAAAGATTGCGCAGTCGACAAAGGATTTGCTGAAGGGTATGGCTGACGAGGATAAGGCTGCGCCAGCTGCCGGAGTCGCCAATGATGAGCCACCAAGCAGCCGGACCGGCACGATCTTAGTAGCGGTAACGGAAGGCAAGGTGACTGTGCGCACGTACCATGAGACGGAGTTTTCAGAGCAAGTAGTGGAGCAAGGCGCATCGGCTTCGGTTGACGTCACGGAATCGAATCGCATTACGGTTGCGGTGTATGAAGCTGCGCCGGTGGTCGATCCAAGGAAGGACAAATGACGTCCCTTGCTATTTTTACTCCTTCGAATGATGCGAAGTACCTGCGTCCACTTTATGACAGTCTTTTGGCGCAAAGTGATCAAGATTGGACCTGGACGTTGTTGCACAATAATGGGGGCACGCCGATTTCGATTGAAGATAAGCGTGTAACTCAACATTCTTTACACACAGCACCGGAATGGGTTGGCCCGCTTAAAGCATATGTGTGTCAGATGTTGCAAGAAGACGTTTTGATGGAGGTCGATCATGACGATTTGCTCCTTCCTGATGCTGTCGCCGAGTGCAAAAAGGCATTTGCGAATCCAAAAATTGGGTTTGCCTACAGTAATGCTTTGCATGCGGATGCGGATCTTGGTAACAAGACGGAGCACTATAGCGAGGACTTCGGTTGGAAGTATCGGAAAACGAATTTCCATGGGAATCTATTGGAAGAACCAATCTCCTTTGATCCGTCGCCTGCTGCGCTCTCTCGCATTTGGTACGCACCGAATCACTTCCGCGCCTTTCGCCGTTCGATCTATGAGAAGGTAGGTGGTTATCCAAGAGATATGCGCGTGCTAGATGATCAGGATCTGATGTGTCGTATGTATTTGGAAACTGAGTTTGCGCATATCGACCGTGGCCTTTACGTTTATCGTATTCACGGCAAGAACTCCTGGATTATCCATAATCAAGAAATACAGGATAATGTTTATCGTTTGCATGATAAATATGCAGAACGTCTTGCATTGACTTGGGCGCGACGAAGCGAATTGCGTGCGTTAGAGCTTGGCGGGGCTTTTGCTAGGCATGATGGATATGAAACCGTTGACCGGCGTGGGGCGGACATTTGTTGCGATCTGGAGGCTCGTTGGCCATTTGATGATTCTTCGGTTGGCGTTATTCGTGCCTTTGATGTGTTTGAGCATTTGCCTAATTCATTGCATACGATGAGCGAATGTTATCGCGTGTTAGCGCCTGGTGGCTGGATTTTTGCGCAAGTCCCATCTACCGATGGTCGAGGGGCGTTTCAGGACCCAACGCACAAGAGTTTTTGGAATGAAAATTCTTGGCTATACTATACGCACAGTAAGTGGGCGCAGTATATTGATACTCCTGTGCGTTTTCAACAGGCGCGGCCGAGCTATACTTCAGAAAAAGATGAGCATGGCGTTTGTTGGACTGTGGCGCATTTGATAAGCCTCAAGGATGGCTATCGGCCACCTGGACGGATTAACATTTAGAGGAATCATGCTTACTCCTGCCCAACAAGCGTTGCTCAAGGCTGACGCCAACGCCACGCAACCGGCGATGGTTGCGGCAGAGAATTGGCCTGGTCTGGCGAATTATTACAACACGTTGCACGTAGTATTCACTGTGTGGAAAACGTTGGTGCCGCTGACCAAGGTGGGTGATGCGATGGACTCTACCGAGGTCATTGCGCTGACGCCTACCAACCTGACAACCTTGCAGGTTTTCGCTCAGTATGCGCCGGAAGGCATTAATGCTTCATTGCCAGATCGGCGCGCCGCCTTCGACAAGATATTCTTGGGAACGAACGGCGCCAAGACCCGCGCCGCGTTGCTGATTCTTTGGAAGCGATTGGCCAAGAATGGTGAGAAGGTGCTGGCAGATATCAGTGGTGGTAATGGTTTGAATGCTACGCCAGCGCTGCTGACCTTTGAAGGCGACTTGGCTCCAGACGATATTCGGTTGGCGGTGCAGAGTTAAGGAGCCGTTATGGCCGGCGACATCTTTTTCAAGGACCAGAGCCCAGTAGCGCTGACGACCATTAGCGGAACGCTGGCCAACAATACTGCGGTGTTGGTCGCGGCGATCAATCTGCTGACGACTAGCGGCACTGCCAACCTTGCTTTGAACTTTGAAGCTACTGCGGAGCTTCTGGCGCAATGGTCGACGATTACAGGTATTACGGTCCGGGTTGTGGTGGCGGATTTGTACTTTGTTCCGGCAGTGGACGGTACCAATTATGCAGACGTCGATACAACATCTGGTAGTAGTTTTATTTCCAGCAATTATCGCGTTGGTAGTTTTGTTGCCCACAAGCAGTTGGTGACGGCGACTAATTATCGTTTCGCCACTGCGCCGTTCGATTTATTCCCGCTCAAGTACAATGTGTATTTGCTGAATGTTTCGGGGCAGACGATGAGCGCGTCGGGAATCGTTACGTTGGCCGCTGCGCGGAATCAGTACACTTAGCCATGTTGGGGTATCGCCGACAACCGCGTGTTGCAAACGTCGATTGGGGTAATCGGCTAACGCGCCACTTGGCGTTTGCGTTCACGCCCACTAATACTAACGAGATTGTCTCGGGTGCCAAGGGCGGCTTCTACGGGACGGCATCGTTCAAAGACGGCATTCACGGTATCGGAATTAACTGTACCGCTGGCGGCTTCACGGCGAGTGGCTACTCCTTTGCCACGTCGCGCCTGATTACGCTGAATGGCAATTTCGGTGATGTAGGCTGGACGGGGCTAGCCCTGTTCAGTAGTTTTACGGTTGCGCAAGGGAGTAACCAAGCTAATGTGGTCGGCCCTTCGGCTACTGGCGCTAATGGCTTAGGAGTGACCACCTCTAATAAGTTCGCGTTGTATCGAAATGCTGTCGCGTTTCAGAGCAGCACGTCAGTACCCAGCGGTCGGTCGGTGTGGGCGGTTACAGGCGTTTATAACGCCGCGCAACGAATCTTCTTCAACGGCGAGTTCGACGCAACGTCCAACGACAATCTCGGATTCAACGCGACTTTTGTTCCGGATTGTGTTGGGGGAGCACCCGGTCAAGGGAGCATAGAAGACAACATCGCGCTGGTATTGCTGTGGAACAGGATTCTGTCAGACGATGAAATTAAAAACATTTCTGATAATCCGTGGCAGGTATTTCGTCGACCTAGAGGATGGTGGCAGGGCACTGCAATCGCAACTGGTCCGTCGATCACCTACGACTATGCCTATCCAGAGAGCGACATCACGACCGACAGTTGGTTGAATGAGACGGCAGGGTTGCCGTTGTACCCATCGTTGGCAGACAGTTCAACTGGGACGCCGAATGATGCGACGTATATTTACTCACCAGACAATCCGACCACGCAAGAGTTCGAGGTTAAGTTTGGGGCGCTGTATCCTCCGACTGGAGGCGTAACCACCAACCACTATCTCAAGTATCGCTTGCGGGCACTGGGCATGACTACTTCGTTCAGGATGACGCTGATGTGTGGCGCGACGCAGATCGCGCAGTGGACGGAGTCCGTTACTGTTGCGTCTGGGATCGTAGCCTTTACCAAAACGTTGAGCGGGGCAGAGGCGGCGAGCATTACAGACTACGCTAACCTACGATTGCGCGGTAGGGCTTCTGCGGCGGTGTTCGATTCATTCAACCGCGCGAATGCCAGCCCCGCGGGCGGCAACTGGATCACGCATCCAGACTTCGCCCCTGTCGCTATCGCCGGCAACCAGTTGCAGGCTGCCGCCGCGGTTGGCGAAGCGGTTGCTTACTATAACACGAGCCTTCCGGCCGATCAGTATTGCCAGCTTCGGATTGTCACCAACAACCCGAACGCGCTGGGGGTCATGTGCCGCATCAATCCGGCGACCGGCGACGGCTATCTGTTGGCGATAATTTCATCTGCCTTGCAGTGGTACAAGCGTGTCGGGCACTCGTGGATCAACATCACCACGAACATCACGCGGACCAACTCGGTCGGCGATGTTGTTCGGCTGGAAGTTGTGGGATCGACGCTTACTGCGCGGGTTAATGGAACAATCGTCGGGACGTGTACGGATGGCGCAATTACTGCGGCTGGATACGCCGGCGTCTATGACGACTGGCAGACCGTCAATGGCGTTCTCGATGACTTCGAGGCAGGCGCAATCTAAGGAAAACCATGGCTGACAATGTACCAATCACGGCGGGCAGCGGCACCAGTATCGCTACTGACGACTGCGCAGGCGTGCAGTTTCAGCGGATTAAGCTGGTCGACGGCACGCTGGACAGTACAGCAGTTATCCCTGGTGATGCTACGAATGGCTTAGATGTCGACGTAACCCGTATTCAGGATGTTACCGCATCCGGCACGATTACAGCCGCCAACGCGAACATATTGACAGGTGTACCGACCGCAGGGTCGACGGTGGCGATGACGGCGCTCCCCGGTTGCAACACGGTGATGATTCATGTCACAGGGACGTATACCGCGGTCGGCGGCCTTAATGTACAGGTGACTGTAGATGGCTCCAATTGGGTCATCGTAAATGATGTTCTAAGTTCCGGCGGGGTACTTACTTCAGCAATACCAAGCCCCGCCGTTGGCACTTATACCGTCAACGTTGCTGGTGCAACGCAGATTCGCGTTACGAGCATCAGTACGGTTACTGGTACTGCTACCATAACGATGCGCGCATCTGTCGCTGCATCAATGGTTGCGCTTAGTGCGCCGCTACCTGCTGGTAGTAACAATATTGGAAGTGTGTCTAGCGACAGTAGCAACGGCACAATCTCGACCAATAACAGCAGCGTTGCAACACTTGGCGGCGGCGCAGTCTTCACTGGGACCGCAGATGAGATTACCAACTATGCGGCAGTCACTGTTTACGTGTTTGCTAATGTAGCAAGCGCAACCGATGGTTTGTCGCTTCAGCAATCGTCTGACGGTACCAACTGGGACTTCGTCGATGCATACACTGTTGCTGCTGCCACAGGTAAGTCGTTCCATATTCAGGTGGCAGCGCGGTATTTCCGTGTCGTCTATACCAACGGTGCCGGCGCGCAGGCGTCGTTCCGTTTGCAGACTATCCTGCACCGGATTACCCCGCGTGGTAGTTCGCAACGTCCAGTCGATGCGCGTACCAATGAATCTGATATGGAGGAGGCGCTCGCCTATCAGATGGTGTTCAATGGCACCACGTGGGACCGGGTGCGTGGTACTGCTGGAGATGTAGCACACGGCGTTACAAACAGCGGTAATCCGGTACAGATTGGTCGTGAGGCGATTGCCCACGGTACGAATCCAACAGCGGTGACAGCGGGTCAGCGCACCAAGAGTTATGCCAACCGGGCAGGGATTCCGTTCGTGATGGGCGGACACCCGAACATCGTCACGCTGAAGCATACCACGGTGACCACAGCGGTGACAGATGCTGCGGTCATCACCGTCTCGGCGGGCACGAAGATTGTTGTGACCAGTTTCATGTTTACGCTGGATAATGCGAGTACGGTATTCCCAACTGTGTTGCTGGGCTTTGGCGCTACTAATACACCAACGACCACAGGCGTCATAGGCGCGCATGGCGGCGTTGCAGCCGGTGGCGGTTTCGGGCGCGGCGATGGCTCAGGGATTATTGGCATTGGCGCAGATGGTGAGGATCTGCGCTTAACCACTACAGGTAACGCGACTGGCAATGGACTTCAGTTAGTGGTTACCTATTACACGATTGAGTCTTAGCATGGGTGTGTTGACCTATACCGCGGCATCAACAGCCTTTATCGCCAAAGTGCGATGGAACCGCGTGCTCTTGATTGGCGGTGGCGGCAGTAGCGGCGCGGCAACGGGCACTACGTCGAATAGCGGTGGCGGGGCTGGTGGGCAATCCGCTCAATCCAGAGTGCCTCTTGCTGCGGGTACGAGTTGTACCGTGGCTGTAGGTCAAGCAGCCGCTGGTTCAGTAACCACAAATGCGGTAGCTGGGTCCGATACAACTTTCAACGGTAGCGGTACTCTCGCTTTTCGTTCGCAGACTCATTTGTCGTCAAACGCTGGCACTTTTACGCCAACCGAGCCGGCCGGTGCGGCGTCTGGCGACATCCTGTTTTATTTCGTCGTGTATGACGCCGTTTCCGGGGGAGCAATCACGTCCGAGCCTACCGGGGGATGGACAACTATAGCGACTTGGACCGGGCCGACTAGCGGGTCCGTGACTAAGCTATATTGGATTCGTCGCACCGGATCAGCGCCGGGATTCACATTTAGCAGCGTTGGGGCCGCTTACCGGGAAGCGGTTGTCTCCGCATGGTCAGGCGCAGGCGGCAGTGGCACGCCGTATGTAGAGCAAATCTCGGCTGCGCGAACCGCTACAACGGCACCCGATTGCCCTGCTATCACCACAACCACGAAAAACTCTATCGTCATTGCATTTGGCATGGGGTGGAATGGTTGGGTCGGCACAGGTGGATTCACTGCACCTTCGGGTTACTCGGATGGTGATGGTGGCAATGCAACCGGAATCGCCAACGCCGACGTTGGGGTGAAATACAAAGCGGTTGCGACGGCTGGTACGAGTGAGAATCCTGGCATTTTTGGTAATTATACTGCCAGTAGCACCGATGATTTAGCGGAAGCAACGCTTGAACTGCTAACTACAACGGTCGTAGCTAAAGGCGGCGCTGGTTCTGCGCTCGTGTCGGCTGGCACGACGGCTGGTACTGGCGTTGCCGGCTCGACGACCGGCGGCGTTGGTGACACTGTTCGCGCAGGCGGTAACGGCGGAAATGGTACTGCGGCTGGCGCGCAACCCGGTGGCGGCGGCGGCGGCGCTGCTGGGTGGACCGCAGCAGGATCAAATGCGTCAGGCGGAACGTTGGGTGCTGGTAATTCTCCTGGTGGATCAGGTGCAGCAGGTCAAGGAACCAATACAGCAGGTTTGGCTGGATCGACACCTGGCGGCGGTGGCGGTGGCGCGCAGGCGAATACGACAACCGATCGCGCAGGATCTGGAACAAGTGCTGGTCAAGCGTGGATTGATTGGAACCCACCTGCCGGCCTATGTAATGGCATGGGTGTTTGCTGATGTTACTTTTAATCTTTACTGGCGGCGGTGGCCCTGCTCCGCCACGTGTTGGCCAGGTTATGTGGGCCGAGTTCTCAGCACCAGAGGGTGTAGCGCCGACGGCCTCGCCTGTTGATCCGCTGGTGTTTGGCGCAGCGTTGCAGTTGTTTATTCTGCTCGGAAGTCCGAGTATCTTGGAGGCATTGAATGGCTACCTACGTTCCTAAGGTTCTGATCGGCCCTGCGGCAGCGCTGACTTCTGTTGTGACCGCCTACGTGTCGCCTGCGGCTACCAATGGCATTGCGCGTTCAATCATGGCGACAGCCAAGGCAGGTAGCCTCACGCTGACAGTAGCGTTTGGTGCTGATGCTGCCGGTACACGATTGATCGATGCGCAACCGTTAGTCCAGAATGTGGCGTTTATATTGAACGGTTGGTGGATGACAGCGCAGAATAGCGCGCATGCTATTGACGCAACATCCAACGCCACCGGTTCCAACTGCATCGCACAGATCGCTGGGTATGAGTATTCGTAGATACGTTTTTGTTTGTCCAATCTGTCGTAAGTTCTTTACCACGGATGAACCAGGCGAGCCATTGTGTACTGGTCCCAGCGAAACGCGCGACGAGCATGAGTTGCAGGTCATGCGCCTACATGCTATAGAGCGTAAGCAAGTTCCACCACAATATGCTGAACGGCGAGCAGTTGGGAAGCTGCTCATGCCCTTTGATGAGAAAAATAGATGACATATTGGAAGCCTGAACGTATCTGGAGTGGAGAACCATGCGCAATACTTGCGTCCGGACCATCAATGAATCAAAAGGTGGCTGATGCGGTAAGGCAATTCCGAACAATTGCAGTTAACAATACTTTTCGTTTGGCTTCATGGGCTGATATGTTGTATTCTGCTGATGAAAATTGGTGGAATAGTCCTAGGAATAAAGATGCTGCAGATTTCAAAGGATATCGTGTTTCTGTAACGGCCAGAGGCGCTGGTTTGCCTCTTGATGAAAATGTTTTGATTTTGAAAGGTACTGGTGTGGAAGGTTATGATCCAGAATTGGGTCATGTGCGCACCGGGAATAACAGCGGGTACCAAGCACTGCATCTTGCAGCGCAGTTAGGGTGTTCACCTATTCTGTTATGTGGTTTTGATATGCGCAGTATCAAGAATCGTCAGCACTGGCACGACAAACATGAGTATCCAATGCGCGATCACGGGGATGGAATTTATCCTGAGTGGATAAAGTCATTTAATAATTTGGCTCCTTTGCTGGAAGCGATTGGAATAAATGTTATCAACGTCACTCCTGACAGTGCTCTTAAATGTTTTCAGAAAATGACATTAGAGGATGCGCTTGAAAGCCTATTGCATGTTGCGGTCTGCGAGCGTTTATCGTAGGGAAGTGTTCTGTAGTGGGTTGGCTCAAGCTGGTTATGCAGTGATGACTACACCATTTAATCCTAGTCCAGATGATGTGTTATTGATTTGGAATAGGTACGGACAGTTTCATGCAGAAGCAAATCGATTCGAGAAGAACGGCGCGCGCGTGCTTGTAACGGAAAACGGTTACATGCGCGATGGAATTGGTGACGGAAAATGGTATGCATTGGCTATAGGACATCACAATGGAGCAGGCCATTGGAGAGTTGGTGGGCCAGAACGGTGGGATGCGCTAAATGTTGAGATGCAACCGTGGCATGGCGGAAATGATGTTGTGATATTTGCGCAGCGTGGTATTGGTGAGAACGGAATTGCATCTCCTCGTGGTTGGGCAGAATCCGTACAGAAAAAGTATGGCGGTCGCATACGTGCGCATCCTGGCAACAACGAGCCTGCTGTTCCATTAGCGGATGATCTTAAGAATGCACGCGCGGTTCTTACTTGGCACAGTACCGCCGCACTTTATGCACTGATGTATGGCGTGCCAGTATTTTATGCATTCCCTCAATGGATTGGTGCCTTGGCTAGCTTACCATTAAGCAAATTTGTGGAAGATGCGCCTTGTTGTGATTCTGCTGCTAGACTGAATATGTTTCGTCGCATAATCTGGGCGCAATGGCACATAGATGAGATAGCTGATGGTACAGCATTCCGGCATCTCCTGCGTTGATGTTGCAGAGTTTAATCGTAAGTACGTGACGCCAAAGAAGGGCAGAACATTGATTGTTGGTTCTAAGATTTACAAGACTAGAACTGATCGGCGTAAGTATTATGAAGATGCTGTAGGGATTGACATGTTTGATGGTGATGGCGTTGATCGAGTGCTCAATTTGGAAGAACCGTTACCAGATGATCTCGGAAAGTTTGCGCACATTGATTGTATCTCCGTGCTGGAGCATTCGCAGCGACCTTGGCTGCTAGCAAGTAATCTTGTGATGTTGATGGAAGAAGGTTCGACCATCTATGTTCAGGTGCCGTTTGTGTGGCGCGTACATGGTTATCCTTCAGACTATTGGCGCATGACGGTAGCTGGTGTATCATCTATCTTTGCGGGCGTGCGCTGGCGGGCAATACAAGCGACTGGCAGTGACGATAGTGGTCGCATTCCAAGTATGATGCACGGCGATAAGGTTTATTTTGCTAGGACGCAGGTCTGTGGTTTTGGGATTCGTGAGTGAGCAGGCGGTTCGGCCTTTGAATACCTTTTTTATCCATAAATTGGGCTCAGAAAACCTGCATAGCCACAACGCTACAGTTATCTCGGCTCCCTATATACCTTATTTTATTTAAAATTGTGTAGTCACGTTATTTTCGCACCTATCGACGATTTAATGGTATCAGGAGGAGTAATGAAACCGGAACCGCAGGCAAAACCGCAACCGCAACCGCCAAAACCAACGATTACCAATCCAACTATCACGCCTGCGACATTACCTGCGGGTGGCGGTATGGTGACGATTAATGCCACCGTAACGAATGCCACTGTCGTCACGCTGGATGGTGTGGCGGTGAAGTTGCCGACAACTCAGCCGGCGACGGCTTCGCGTTCGTTCCAGTTGCAGGCACACGGTCCAAGCGCGGCGAGTGCGAATCTCACGGTCACCGTCGCGCCGCCAGTAGAACCACCAGTAGAACCACCAGTAGAACCGCCGGTTGTTCCCTCGGGCACGGTGACGATGTTTCCCGGCACCTTCCCCAAGTCGCAGGATGGTTACGACTCACTTGTACAGTCGTCGACGGTGATTTTTTCCGATGGGCGCCCGGCCATCTTCGGCGGTGGCCATGCCGATACCGCCAATCCGGACATATGGCGCTTCGACGGCGCGAAGTACGTTTCGGATTATCCGGCGCTTCCGCGCAGCGAAATGTATGCGTCCTACCTCGACGCGGAAAAATGGTGGCATCACCCCGACCCGGCGAAGTACCGCCTGCAACCAATCACGCGCCACACGTACACCGGCTGGTTGTGGTCAAGCAAGCTCGGCAAGGCCGTCATCCTCGGACCGTCGCAGGGCGAACCGTATCCCGGCGGTTATCCCGAGCCGGATAATCCGCCGAAGCTTACCAACGGCACCGCGGGAATTTACGACGACAAGACGCGGACGTGGACGCAGTTGCACACGAACCTTGTCGATCCGCTCGTCGCCAATGTCGACGATCCGGTGAGCGGCAATATCCTCGGACTCAAGGTCGACCTTTGGTATGTTTTTGATCCGGTGGCGGATAAGGTTGTAGCGCGAAGCACCACGAAGAATTCGGGTTTGGGTTACGAAGACGTGATGGTGTATTACCCGCCGAACGACAAGTTTTACTACATCACGCGCACCGATTGGGACCTGGCCAATTCGATGATGCCGTGCGTACACCAGGTCACGGTCGATCGCAGCGCGTGGACATTCACGCGCATCAAACTCCCATTCCGGCGCGTCAATCGCAGCGACAAACTCGTCTACGCAACGACGCACTACGCCTACGATCCAGTGAGCAAGCTGATTATCGGCGGCATGGAAGATGACAAGGTGTGGGGCATCCTGCCGGCCGATATTGGCGATGGCCGCACGCCGGGCTGGTATCAGCATCCGGCACCAGGCGCGGGCACGGCGCTGTTCCATCATTGGGCGCGCGACGCGAATGGAACGGTGTGGTT